TTCTTGTATATTCTGTCATCATAGGTTTCTACTGTGACTATGAATTGTGGCATTACTGCGGGTATTGTGTCGGTTGCTGTGGTGGTGAGTGTTACTTCTGTGACTAGGTCTTGCTCCTGGTATTGTTTAGTAATATCCTCGGATAATCCTGTAGTTGTGATACTTTTGATGGGTGATTCAGTATTGATATGTATATTGATTGTGCATGTTCCTGGTTCTTCCTGTACTCTTTCGATTAAAATAGGTCTTCGGATTACATTCCACAAACCAAGAAGGGAAATACGATTATATAATTCATTGTCTGTGGATTCAAGTACACTGCTATGTCTACTTATATTGTTTCCTCCCAGGTAGGCTGGAAGAAATTCTGAATATTTTCTATACACCATCGATTACTACCTCCAAATCATCAATATTTGCTTTAGCAGCATCAGGTACAGTCACAACACTTGTAACACTTGATGCAATATTTGCACACTCCGGAAACTCACCCAACAAATAGGATACAAGTTGTGATGGATTAAAATCCTCACCAATCATCAAGCCCTGACGGGTAAGGCCGGTACGTGTGGTACCTCCACGGATAAACACGTAAACCTGTGACCAGATAGCACTTTTGAGTTCCTCATCACTATAAGTAGAGGTCACATTACTCTTAGTAACAGTAAGTGTTAAACTTGTAATAAGTTCCTCCAAGGGGAGTACACAATGTGGAGGTGCATCACATATACTCATGCAATTTTCTACAAGTCCTTCCTGTATGCCCTGTAGATTTTCCTCTAGTGTATCACAAACCACCTTCAAAGTACCAACACCATCATAACGTGGCACCAGGTTATAACCATCAAGACCCGGATACTGATTCAAGTAATCAGTTATACAAGCTCTTGTTCCGACTACGTACTTTGCATTCCAGGAACGTATCCGTTCACGGTAACTGTCATCTTCTTCAATGTTCCGGCCACATGTTCCACTAGCGGGGTTAGTAGCAGTTATCATCACATCACGTAATCCTGTTACACTGCCTTCAGGTAATGCAGGGTGCACACCCAAGTCTACACATTCACACAATACACGATAAGTTGCAGTACCCTCCATCACAGTAACATCCTCTGCTGTCACATAATCACCATACAATGATTCCAGTTCTCTCAACTCCACAGGAGTACCCGCAGGGATATTAAGGTCTTGGCCTAGTTCAACTTCTGCATGTAATTCTACCATAACAGTTGCAGCCTGTGCAGGATACCTGGCAACACCCACCAACAATCCAAGCCGGTCAAGAGCCTCACCACCCGCAGTGTTAAGGTCAATACTATTACGTATTTCCTGTATCTCATCCTCCAAGTACTGGAGAGAGTGGCTGTGTGTTGCAAGGTCTAGTATGTACTGGTTTTCTGTTCTTTCACCATTTGTTAGTTTTTCTAGTAACTCGTCATCAGGATTTATGAGTCCTGTGTTCATGGCATATTGTACCATGTCAAGTAATCTGTCAGTTTCATTCTTAAATTCCACTTATGGTCACCTCTCGACCATCCGTTGTTGTTACAACAATTTCCTTTATAATGTAGTTTCCACTGTTGTTTTCTACTTCTACATGTGTACTTCGTACGCCATGTATTTGGTTAATGCTGTTGCTGATTGCTTCCTGCACCATCTCCGTCATGTTATCTGATGGTTTGACTCCTACCATGTCATTTACCGGACTGCCCTTGTCAAGGTATAATACCTGTTCAAGCTCATAAGGTCTTAACTTCAACACATGAATAATACTGTTACGTAGTGCCAGGTCACCATTCACGGTAATGACATCAAGTCCATCAAAAAGCCAGTCATACGTGGTGTCACTGCTACGTACTAATTCAATGTCTTTCATAATTCAGCCTCCAAACCATTCTTCACAGTCAATTGTGACTTCATACTCAAGTACAGGTCACTTACTCTTATCTCGGTGTTACCTATTTGGATTACTACTTCAAACTCACTCGTATCACCAGTAACACCAAGACAATAACTGGTCTCACCATCAGTAAGGAATAAACCAGTCAATGGTTTTTCCAGTGCAATCAATCCTTGACTACCTGTTACACCACGACAATACCACTTAATACCAGGCATCGGGTTAAATAGTTTGGCTTTGACACCATCCTTTGTAACCATTTTATCACCTTGTACTTGTGTAATCTCTTTTTCCAGTAGGTTCCATCCACCATTTACTTCCTGGTTACCGGTTGCGGTGTTGGCATTGTTTTGTAGTGCTACTGCACCGATACGAGATTCAACATTCACTTCTGCAAGTTTCTTCTGTAGCATGTACGGTGTTATAAGCACCATAACTATTCCTCCGTTTCAGTACCATCTTCTGATACTTCTTCTTCAACTGCCATTTCTTGTACTTCCACGTAACGTGATGGTGGAGCACTCTCCAAGGTTAGACTGGTTACACGTTCTTCCTGATTACCACTCTTACTAATATAGTAAGGTCGATTCTCAATACCCAGTTCGGGGATTGTGAGTTTCACCCAGTTACCGGCATTATATTCTTTGCCTAGTATGCACTTCAAGTCAATACTATGATTATGACCCCGTTGTGCTACCTGCAAGACCTGAGCCTTGTTGGCATCATCAACTTCAGCATCCATAGGTACCTCACCAAAACGTTTAATCAAGTAATTGTCTTTAACAGTACCATTCACATTAGGAGTGTTACTATCATAATCCACCATATTAACACTGTTACGTTGAATACGATTAGTGCCCAATGCCACAGCAGTATTCGGATTAGTTCTACGAATACCTACAGTGTCACCACTAAGGTCTATTTCAACACCGAGCGGATCCCAGTCACTGCACACCTGCTTGATAAGTTCCAGGATATTACCTCCACCACCCTGTTGATTACCAGTACCAGTACTGCTTGTACCTGCTTTACCACCGTTCAACAGTTTAACAAAACCGTTTCCTAGTTCTTCTGCATTTTTACCTTCAACAAATCCTATGCAACGTTCAAATTCGTTACTGATTTGTTGCCATGTTTTTCCGATGATTTTCTTCTTGATAGGTTGTAGACAAGCAACATTCGAGAAGGAATCATCCCATGCATTACTAGGTAACTTATAAGTCTTAGGGTTATACTTCTCGTAATTACTCCAAGCAGAGGTATACATAGGAAAACAGTACTTACGAGCATGGTAATACCCGTTTCCTGTTCGACCCCATTCACCTTTGATGGCAGTTCCCCATTCCACATCAGCAAAAGTTCCAGGACATTGACCACCAGCTATCTGTACCATTATGTCGGCGGTGTGGCTTTGCATGTGTCCTTGTATTGCATTGTCCCCAACACCAGCATTAACTACATCATGGCCTGCTTTTTTTACTATGTCACAGAAGGTTGCTAGTCTTTTCTTATCAGCACTGTAAGTGGTTATATTATCGCTGCCTATGTGTATACTAGCCATATTATTCTTCCTCCTCAGGGTAATCATCACTATCAGGTGGAACATAATTCTCCCCCTTCATGTATTCATAAGGGCATAGATATTCAAATGCCACGTCCTCATCAACTTCGGGGCCAAGGTTCCACCTGTAATAGTAAGCATTTTTGGCCGTGTCTACTTTCTGATTATCATATGTTACTGGGTATCCAGTGTTGTTGAGGTATATTGTTTGCATGGGTAATGTGTACTTGTATAGGGTGGTGCCGTTTACTGTGATTTCTTCTTGATTTGCTACTGCTTTGGAGTAGTCGGTTACCCGTCTTAGTTCGGGTTTGTGGTAATGTTCAAGTATGTGTTCCAGTTCATAGGCAGATTTTTCCATACTCATAACACTTCCTCCCATTCTTTCTGCACATAATCCCATGGTTGTACACCTGCATACTCTCCAGTATCCTCTCGGAAAACAAGACAAAGACTACCACTAATAGGTTGCAATGCAATGCAAGGAACACTATCCTCATATGCCTTGTAGCAAAGTGATAACATAAAATTCATCTTCTGTTGCACATCTTCCTCATCCTCATCAGGAAAATGTTCTATAAGATGATTTTTTATTAATTCTTTTGTTTCTTCATCCAACATATTTATTTTGCCTCCTTATACTTGCCATGGTCCACCGTTTTTTGTCAAGTTGTTACATAACTCCCCACCATAGTTTACCATGTATCCGGAGCTTCCAAAGCAACAATCAAACCGATAAGTTTTCCCATTGACTTCAACAAGGTTGTAGTAATGGTGATATGCATGCCTGATTCCACACTTTGTTCCATGTACATCACACAGACATTTTACAAGTCTGCTAATATCAGCACAGTTCACGCTCACAGTACCTGTTTTCTTCCACGCTTTTTGTGGACAGGTGACATTGTCATCGTAGCCATTTCCAGGATATTTGAATCTTCTGAACAAATCTTGCAGTACCTCTTTGATGCTCATGTTTTTTGTGTCTTGGGCATAATTTGCGTTACTGTTCCCGATTTTGATGTTTCCTCCACATTCATCAATGTTGAACGATCTTTTTGAGATTTTGTTTGTTTGATACTTCGGAGAACGTATTGTTCCTGCTCCTCCTTCACAATCGTTTCCATCCATTTGTACAAGACTACCACCACCTGTGCCTGTTGCAGTGGCTTCTGCTTTTGCAGCTTTCACAGTATACTCATCATCAGATAAACCAGTAAGGTCAATATTAGCCTTCAAACCAGCCATCTCAATTAACTCCTTCAACAACACACTACGTTTAGCAGTCTTCTCATACTCCACCTGCATATTCAAGAAAGCAGTATAACCAGTAAGAGACAATTCCAGTACCATTAGGTCATCATTCTGATTTACCTTAATATCACTAATATAACCCTCATGAGAATAAACAAGTTCATCCTCAAGAAACAGGTCAAAGTGTGTTTTCTGCAACTTACGAACATGATCCAACTTTTCCTGACTGAAAGGTGTCTGAACTGTTACATCATGTGTTAGTCCTTCTATATCATCACTGGTACTGTAACTGTTGAAGTCTGTTATGATGTAATCCTTGTTCTTTGTATCCTTGGTTCCTGTTGCACTGTTACTGGTGGTACTGGTACCTTGTAACTTTGCACAGGTTTTAGGACCGAACTGACCATCAGGGTCATTACCTTGAGCTCTTTGAAGTGCCTTAACTGCCTTAACAGTGTATGTTCCATAGTCACCGTCAACTTGTCTGGAGTAGTAACCTCTTGCCTTTAGGATTGTTTGTAGTTTCTTGACATCGTCTCCTTGACTTCCTTTGTTAAGGTTTATCTTGGAACAGTCAAAGTTAGTGTCGGTACTGATACTTCCATCACTGCTCACTGTTTTCTTACCAGTTGCAGAGTCAATACTTGTCTCCGGTAGCACAACTACATCAGGTTTTACTGTTAGCTTGGCGGTTATTTTTTTCAGGTACTCTGGAGTTTCATAGCCCTTGTTTGTCTTGGTGCTTGTTCCGGCTACACTTGTTCCGCTCGCTGTGGTGGCACTTGTTACACCTACTTTGTCCTTGTAGGCCTTGTTAAGGTCAGGACATGTTTTAGGACCAAAGTGACCATCAGCACTATGCTTTGTTTTACTCTGAAAAGCTTTCACAGCTCTTGCAGTGTATGTACCAAAACTTCCATCAATTTGACGGTCATAGTATCCAAGGGCTTTTAGCATTGTTTGCAGTTTGGTTACTTCCGAGCCTGTGTTACCTTGTCTTAGACTGGTTTTCGGACAGTCAAACTGTAATAGGACGGGTTGTGTGTTAGCCTGTGCAGTTGTAGTTGTAGTTGTGGTAGATGTTGTTGTAGTGGTGGTACTACTTGTACTATTTGCATTGGTTGTGTTCCTGCTTTCAATTACTTGATTTAATTTCTTACAGCTTTCGGGTCCGAAGTATCCATCAACTGTTAAGGAGTATGCTCTTTGAAATGCTTTCACAGCCGTTTTCGTATAGTAACCATAGCTTCCATCAACACGCCTACTGTAGTATCCCAAGTTTTTGAGTTGTGTCTGTAGTGTCTTGACCTTTTCACCAGTACTGCCTTCTCGTAGTGAGGTGTTGTTACAATCAAATACTGCCATAGTGTATCACCTTACTCCATAGCATGTATTCCTTGTAGGATACTGTCACGTTCCTCTTTGAGTTTACTGATTTCATCAATGAATCTGTCCTTATCCACATCAAGTGCATGTAGTAAGATTTCAATTTGATGTAATCTGTGTTCATAATAATTAGTCAATGTTTATTTCCTCCTTAGGTATAGTATTGCCCTGTGCAGGCTATTACATTCGACTTCTTTATCCTTCCGGGGTTGTACCTTGAATAGGTTGTACTTATCCATAATTATAAGACTCCTCCTCATTGGTATCATCCCAAATACTCTATAAGTGCAAGTGTAACCTTACGATAATTCACATTCTGATAAGCAAGACTCACTTCCACAGTATACCGTCCACTCTTAATAATAGTACTGGTAACCTGGCACACACGATGCATCATCTTATAAAACTCATTCTCAAGAATACCATACTCCTTCTTAGTCATATAACAATCAACACTATACTGTTTTGGAACCGGATAACTCTTATACACGTACTGACCACCATTCATAAGATCCACACGCTTCCATGACCCCGCATTACTCGGCTCAGTGAAAGTCACACTACTGATAACAAAGTTCAACCCATCAATATTCAGGTTAGCATCAACATCCTTGAACTGATTCTTAGTCTTATCAACAAGATAAGGGTCTTTTTTCACAGCCTGAGCAGTTGCAACAGTATTAGCTGCACTTTTTGCAGCATTGGCTGATGATGTAATCAGTTCATTCATACTCTTACAAGTTTTAGGACCAAACACTCCATCCGGTGTATGATTAGTTGCTCGTTGGAATGCTTTCACAGCAGCATCAGTATTATCAAGAAAATTACCACTAATAACATCAGAATAGTATCCTAACTGTTTAAGTAATGTCTGTAGTTTCTTAACCAGTTCCCCACTGCTACCTCTGCTAAGGTTGATGTTAGGACAGTCAAATTTAGTGGAATCAGTAACTGTTGCTGTTGCTGTTGTTGTTTTGTTTAGTTTAGCATTCAATGCTTGACAAGTCTTAGGACCAAAGTACCCATCCTGTGTTAATCCATTGGCTTTCTGGAATTGTCTTACCGCCCATGCAGTATAAGTACCATAACTACCATCCACCACCAGTCTACGACCGTTATAGGTTACGTAATAACCGAGTGATTTAAGGTGTTTTTGAAGTAGGGTGACTTTTTCACCCTTACTTCCTTGACTTAGTTTAGTGTTGTTACAATCAAATAATTCTGCCATATGTTATACACCTCCAGTGTATAATCCATCAAGTGCATCGTACAATATTTTACGGCTTTGTTGTTGTGTAAGATTGTTACAGTCAAGTTCAATCTTATCCACATTAATTATAGTGGTATGCTCTGTACTGTTCTCTACATTACTGTTTCCAGGCATTTTCCTAGCCATACTGCTTGCAATACCCATACTATAATTAGTAGCCATAGTATTCATCAAAGCATTAGGGCCAAGCATATCAAATTGACTGATAGGTGAAGTGCTGACACCCAATGGATTCATATTATCATCCCATGCACCAACAATACCCTCAGCAACAGTTGCAGCACTACTGATTGCACGTGCACCATTATCCATGATAATACCAGGTATGCTTTCAAACTCATAGGCCATCATACGTTGTATGAAACCAGGTGATGCAATACCCAGTGCACCTTTAACCGCTGCTACAAGGTCACCAATCTTCTGCACGGCCACGTTCTTAGCATTATCAAGTGCCGTACTGATACGATCCTTGATTTTATCAAATTCTTCTTTCACCTTATCAGGTATCTGTGCTACTTTGTCTTTGATTCCTTGAAGTATTTGTTGTGCCTTGTTCTTTGCAGTGGTAACCGCATTAGCTAATTTTTGCCGTATAGTGCTTACAATAGTTGAGAATATACTACGTACTCTGGCAATAATCTGGTTAAACTTAGTTACAATCGCTTGACGTACCATGTTAGCAAGCATTCCACCAAGAGCCCATGCCTGACTAAGTCTTTGTTGGATTGTCATTACAACCCACATAAACACATTACGAACACCATTAACAATATTCCAGAACCTCGTGGTAATATTAGTTACAAGCATCTGCACGAGCATTCCTGCAATCATACTAGCCTGTGTAAGCCATTGTTGAATAGTCATCATAATATTCATGAATGATTGTACTAACAATGTAGGTATATTCGTGAATGCATCAAGTATCTGTCCTCCAAGGCTCATGAATCCCTGCACAACAGTGTCAATAAAACTCATAACAGCAGGTAAAACATACGGACCAAGCTCTAACAGTTTACCATAAAGTAATGTAGGTAACGGTGCTACGATCGCAAGAATACCCTCTGTAAGTCCACCACCAGGTACAACACTGGCACCAAGATTTGATAAAGCATCAGTAATCAGTCCACCAATGTTACCCAGTGTACTCTGAATAGTACTACCTAATCCATTCACAGCATCCCAAAACATTTGAGATAATGCATTTCCGAGTTCACTGCTGGCATTGACTATAGCATCCCAAACACCTTGAAGTGCCTGCCATGCCATATCACCAAGCTGGCCAAGACCATTCATTATAGCCTCACGAACAGTATCAGTGAACTGATTAAATTCCTCAGCAGCTGCAGGGAAATCAGTAAATAACTTACCAATCCATCCGACAAAGTTCATCACTACACCAGCAGCCTGACCAAGCACATCCATAAAGACACTGATCATACCTGACAGGTCACTCCACCAACCCATCTGAATACCAATAAAGTATAATGCAGTAAGTGCAGCAACAACTGCCAGAATAGGCACAATAAGTGGAGCAATTACACCAGCAAGTACACCGAGCCCCGCACTTAGTCCACCAAAAGCAGTAGTAACAAAACCAACTACACTACCAGCTGCACCAATACCGGTTATGATTCCACCAATAGTAGTAAGAACTGGAGCGATGAAAGCAAGCACACCAATAACAACACTAACCGCAGCACCAATAGCAACCAATGCTGCAATAAATGTTTTCACAGGTCCAGGCAAATCACCAAACCATTGTGCAACTTGAGTAGCAACATCAGCAACAATCTTCACAATAGGTAACAATGCTTGACCGATACTGGTCTTGAAACTGTTCCAGGCGTTGGTCATCTTGTTAACTTGCCCTTCAGTACTGTTAGCATAATCGTCTATTGCACCCTTGTTTTGGTTGTAAATATCATTCAGTAACCGTTCCTGGTCTATTTGTCCTTCAGCATTCTTATAATCTTCAAGACGTAAACCGGTCAGTTTTTCAAGTTGTCGACCTTTACCCAGGAGTGCACTTGTAACAACACCTGCTGCTTCAGCTTCACTTATACCTGCACGAGCTGCTACACCTGCCGCTGCATTCATAGCATTCTTTGTCTGGTCAACACTCAATCCCATCTGAAGGAAGCTTGTCATAGCCTCACGTGTATCACCAACAGTACGACCTACACTGGTACTGAACTCACGTGCCCAACCTTTGATTTCACTTTTCTGTGCATCCCAGTTTCCACCGTTACTGTCTACAAGTGATCCGAAACGAGTCCATGCTTGTTCACTTTTCATTGCACTTTGCACACAATCAGTGGCAAAGTCTTTACATGCATCACCTGCTCTTTTGAATGCTTGTACGGAGTCGCTTCCAAGCCATTTCTGTATTTTTTCACCTGCACCTGTAACTTTTCCTCCGAGGTTGGTGAGTTTGGTTCCGGCCGTGTCGATACTGCTTCCAAGTTTTTCGGACATGGTGGATTGTGCTGTTGTGATGGCATCTTTTAGGTTTCCCAGATTGTTTAATGCTTCTTGCACTTCCATGCCGACTTTTATCATTATGTCGTCTGCCATGTTAGTGTTTCACCCCCGTTTTCTGTTTTTCTAGTTCTTTTTCCATTTTCTCGTATTCCTTTTGTTCTGTTCGGAATTTGTTGTTATAATACATTAAGAGTAATTTTATTTCTGGAGTGAATTTGCCTCGTATTACTTCTGTTACTGTGTATCCGTGATTACGGCTTACTTCTATGTAGCATTGCATGGGATAGGAGTTAATCAAATTCTTGAAACACATTCTCAAGGTGTAAGTCGGATAAGTGATTACATTCCTGTACTTTGTTAAATAGCAGTGCAAGGTATGCAAGTGGGATATGCTCAAAGACTTGTTTCATATCCTCAACACTACTATCCTTGTTATGGAATTTGAGTTGTAATGATAGATATTCGACAAGTGTTCGTTTCTGGTTTTCCATAGTAACCCTTTTCACTTTTTCCTCCAACTCTGCACGGATAAGCATTTCCTCACGAGTAAGGGTTTCACCATTCTGAATCTTATTATATGTTACAAGTTCATTCTCACTGAAATCCTTGAACATAGACAAATTATCAGCAACAGTAGTAATAGCCTCACTATCAAGGAGGGGGTACAAGTCAAACTTCATACGTACCAAACGATTACCAACATAATACTGGAATGGAATAACCTGAATCTCATCGTAACCATCCACGAGTTCAAGGAATGCTTTTTCATCCTCTACAAGTTGGATGTTATCTTCCAGGTTTTTCATTGTACCAACTGGATCAACTTTTTGTATAGCTGGCCTGTATTGGTTTAGTATTTGTGCTAATTGTTCCTGTTCTACTGTGTTCATTGGGTATTTGTTGATGCATTTGATGAGTATTCTTTTTTGTTCATCTGTTACCATGTCTAATGGTATTTGTTTTGCTTCTGTTACCCAGTCCGTTTTTAGCAGTTCTTCTTCAATACTGGTAACGTCTTCAAGAGTGTCACCGGGTGTTCCTTCTTCACCTTCTGGTATTATGGGCATGTCATCAGGGAACTCCTGTGTGTATTCTTCTTCGGTTGGTATTGATTCTTCATATTCTGTTGGTTTGTTCATTTTTGTGATGTCTCCATTATAATAATTAATTCTAACATATTATACTCGGGATAATTAAAAAAAAATAGTGGGAATAAGGGGCGAGTATAAAAGGGTTCCCCCCCATTCCACTTGTAAACTAAAGGAAAAAAAAATATAAACTTTAAATTAAATGATTGTTACCGTCACGATAGGTACGTTTCATTGCAACAATTTTCACATCAAACGGTTCCTGACCTTCACCACTGATTTCCTCTACAAAACAGAAACGGTAAGCTTTGTCAAGTTTCACTGCACTGTTATCATACCTGTATGTACTGATACGAGGGTATGTTTTGAAGTATCCTTTGATTTGTCTTTCACGTATCCAGTTAAAAAGCCATCTGTGAGATTGACAACCACTTAATTCAAGACTGTACTCACATTTACCAAAGGTTGCCCAGTTAGCATCATGACTATCACTGGCATATGTCATTTCAATGTCTTGTTTATCAGTGTCTTTAACGTTTTCTGCTTTAATCTGGTAAGTTTTACCTTCCCAGTATACTTTAATGATTGTTAAATCAGATTTTATTGCTACCATATTATATCAAACCCCAATAAATTTTATACTAATGTTGTGTTAACCTCAATAGCAATCACACTTTTAACAGGCCTAATTTGACCAGTAACATTGAAAGTAAAGTTACCTGCATCAGTAGCTGTTAATTTTGTATCTGCTTTTACAATACTGCCTTCTTCTGCAAAGTCACTGATGATATTTGCTATTTCACCATTGAGTTGTGCACGACTAGCTTCATTTTCTTTTGCTTTAACAAATGCTGAACAAGTCCATGCAAGTTCACGAAGTAATGCATCAGCAGTTCTACGTGACACAAGCAATCCATCTGCACTGTCTGCTTTGAAACTGGTTGTCACTGCAAGGTTAATACGATACTGTTCTACACCACGAACTTTTTCTGAACGTACAAAGACTACACCAAGATTCTGAAGTGTAAGCATCTGGTTGTAATCAAATTCAAACATGTTGTTAAGGTGAACATTCTCTAGTGGTGTGTAACCTGCTTCTTCATCGTATGGTGTAGCTATGATGTGGCCGAGTACTGCACCACAACAACTATCCGGTACAATTACACATACCCTACCATCACCATCACCAGATAATAAACTGGTTAATGATGCAACAACTGTAGCAGCAGGAGCCACATTCTCTGCACCTTCAATAGCAGCAGCAATTGTACCATATGGTATAATGTATCCTTGTCTGAACACACCATTTTGTGCATTGTCTGCAAGTCCAAGTTGTAATGATTCCATTTTCTGTGCTAATGTGTTATTGTTAACACTTGCAGTTTCTTCTATGTAAATTACATCTGTAACTTCTGTGAGGTTTGCAGTACTTTTAATAGCATCAATGAATGCCGTTCTTGTATCAGTCTTGATACTGTATACATAGAACTCAGTGTTACCATATTCAAGGATTGCATCTTCAATTACTCTGTAACTGTGATTGAGCCCTTTACCAGTAATGGCTGTGTAGAATGTTTTAAGGTCAGTGAAGTGTGTGACCTTTGCATCCATGTCTGCTATTGCACTACTTGTTTGTACTATGAATAAGGGAATATTTTCCTCCCCATATTCGGCATTTGTTCCAACTGTTTCTGTGAAGTAAACACCTGGAAGCTTGTTGTATGTCATGTTATTTCATGCCTCCATATAAAAAAAAATCTTATTATCTTAAATTATTCTATTATTACTGAAAAAGAGAGTGAAGAAAAATTAGGGGTAATCAGATAACTTCAATACCCCTATTACTCTCATCACCCTCATCATCTTTATCTGTTATCTTACCAAAGCTCACATCCTCAACACGTACACCATGCTCCACCACAGGCTCATAATAATCAGCACTAACACGGAACACACTACGTAACAAAGGAGGATGACGGTCCTCCTCATCCAAATCAAAGGGAGGCTCAAACCGGACAGTATCCCACACAATATGACAAGCCTCCTGCAAAGACTCATACCCTAACTCATCAGGATAAGGACATTTATTCTTCACAGTCCGACCATCCACAACACTACCAGTAAGACAAGACTCACCAGTACTAACACAAACACCATCCTCATACTGTGAACAGTACCTGAAATGATTAGTCTTCTCCATGTAGAAACATTGCATGATCATCTGACTGATTTGTTCCCTTTCATCCTCAGTATTACACCACAAGTTAACATTAACAATAGCACTGCGATGAAAATACAGTACAGCCCTCCGGGTATCCGTGTCATGATAAGAGTAATTTGTAGTGACACCAGGACTTAAGTCCAATGTTATAACTGGCAGTTGAGGGTTGTTACTGAACTGTTTACGAACTTCAACAATTCTGTCATCATAAGTTATATAACCTTGCAGTAACTTTACAAGGTATTGTTCAAGACAATTCAATCCTCATTCACCCCTTATAATACTTCTTAAAATATTCCTGAATCTTATTAGCCGGTGCTACAGTAGCAAGTGCAGGTGTGACAAAAGGTTTAGCATCCATCTTACTGGTACCAAACTCTACAAACTGCCAATAATTAGCACTGTTCTTCAACAGCCCTTCTATCATATCCCCACTGAGATTAATTGCCACACTATGTGACCTTCGAAGGTTACCCGTATCCTGTGGTGCAAGTTTCATGGATTCCCTCATAAGGTCATACATGGTTTGTGTAAGTGCACTTCTAAGTGCCAGTCTCATACGAGCTTCACTAAGTTTCTTCTGTAGTGCATCGCTGATTGTGACTTCGACTGTCATACTATTTACCTCTCACGTGCTAAGTGTGCCTTTTTGTAATGGTGGAAGTGGTCATATTCCTTGATGTTACCCAAGATATGATAAGTGTGTCCTTTGTCATCACGTAGTTGATCAGTATCCAATAGTGGAGTGTTCAGGTCTACGTATATTTTGTACAGGTTTTGTAACTCTACACCATAGTCCTTTGCTATCTCTACATTGTTCTCATTCTGAAAGTCTACTGTGATGTCATCAACATACACATATTCTGTTACCGTTTCACCATACACTCCACGTCCGTCCTCGAATAGGGAGTAACGGTGTAATGTGGCATTAGGGAATTGTATCATATGAAACACACCCTTCCACTATACTTGTTACGAATCTTCATAACCAGACTATCAATACTTGTAGTGTCAGTGTTACCATAGTTCATGTAGTAAGTGGTACTGACATCACCCTCAGTAACTCCGGCCACATTCTGTCCTTCACTGTCTTTCACGATACTGACACAGATAGGTAGCATGTACTGTTGAATGTCATCACTACCAAGTCCTACAGTATAAGTGCAGGTTAGTTCCCCACTAACCCGGCAGGGAAGATAAACTATTCCATCACTGGTTACCTTACGAGGAATTACCTCCTCACCATCAACCACAAAATGTAAGCTCTCCGGTATTACCGGGTAATCCTCTGTCATGTAAATGTCATCACAAAAATCCGGAGTATAATCCTCTGATTCAGTGTCAAACATGTAAGGCTCATCCACAAGTAATCGTGCCTCAGTTATAATACTTTCAAGCATAGTGTCCGTATACTTCTCACCATCTATGCCATGTGCTATGAGCATGTTTCTGAGGTCGTCAACCATACTCATACATATCCACCACCAAGATATTTATGCGGTGATTTTTTCAATAAGACCACAACGGAATGGAGCAATGTTCATAGCAGTTACGTGAGCACGTACAACAAGGTTTTCTGCAAGGTTATCACTGGATAATACTTTAACAGCTGGCCTGTGTAAGTATTTTACATCAACAGCTGAACTGTCAAGTACTAATAATTTGTGTTCTGCTCCACTGTTTGCGGTAGGCATGTTTTTATCAACAAGTAATGGTACTTCCATACCATCAGGTGATTCAATGGTTGCTACTCTGAAACCAAGTCCAATGTCTACTTTATCATTGTATCTTCTGTATGGTGCTGCGATTGCTTTGAGTTGTTTTGCTACAAAGCTGTCTGTTACAATAGCATCAGGGTGACCACCTTGGTTATCAATAACCTGGATAAGTATGTCATCAAGTGCTCCTTCGGTTATCTGACCATTTGCATTTGCTTTGTTAGCAGCAGGAATGGTATCCATAATGTTTTTGAAATCATTGGAGTTTTGAGTTCCTGCACCCTGTAATAATGTGTAATCAATTTTACTGTTGATTTGTAGGAATGCTCTTGTAACTTCTCTTTCAAGAAGGTTTACTACATCAGTTCCTTCTTGTGCAAGTTCAGAGATACTGATTCCTTCAACAAGTTCTTTCATTCTGTCTGCTACTTCTGTATAAGTGGTGTTACCAAATTGTGGTATGCTTCCACCTTCTGCGATGAAAGCTGCATCATTGGTTGGTACTTCTTTAAAGAATGCAACATTGGCTGTGTTCACATCTGTACATCTACCTTTACCTTCAAGGAATTGTAGTAATGGGCTGTACTGGAATGTTGCCATTGGGATCTCTTCTTCATAAGAAATTCCCATACCTGCTGCAAGGTTTGCGGTTGTTTCTACACTTTTGTTCATTGCTTGTGCTAATTGTTCTAATCCGTTCATAAGTCTTCACCTATTAATATTTTTGCGATTTCTCTTGGAGTGTACTTTTTTTGTTCAGTTTTTACAGATTTGCTTTCTGCTTCTTCGTATTTGAATTGGGTTTTTGTTGGTGTTTGGAAGAATCCTTTGATTTTTTCATCTACTGCTTTTTGGATTAGTTCTTCTATGTTTTTTTCTTCTTCCTCAGCAGTTTCTTCTTCGTCTTCTTCATCTTCTGGTTTGGCTTGTTCACCTTCACCTTCACCTTCAGCTTTTTCTTCTTCCCCTTCATCCGGGGTTTCTGGTTTTGCTTCCGGTTCTACTGGTTCAGGTTCTTCTTCAACTGTATCTTCAGCATTTTCTAAAACTTCCAGTCTGCCAATAATTTCATCAAACTTGCCTTCAAACTCTTTACGAAGTACTTCAAGCAATTCCTCTGTCTTCTCATTGAAAGCAGCATTAATCAATTCAACAACTGCTTCTTCCGTAATATATTTTACATCTTCTTCTGCCATCTTTTCCTCTCCACAAATAGTCTGGGATAACTCTGAAAAACTTTTGACAATAGCAACCGAACCCATAGTACCCTGGTCACAAGGTATAGGAGTTAAACTAATTTCAGTCAAATTCCAGTTAACAATATTCTCAAAACTGTTATCCTCATAATAAGCTTTACCTGCAATACTCAAGCCAAGCCTTACACCTTCACCTAGCAACTCACGAATAGTATCAGAGAAGCGTTGAAGGATACGAGCCTTAATCTTCACACCCTCATCAACTACTTCAGCTTCCGTGATGACACCAATAATGCCATCAAGGTCAGTGTCATGATCCAAGTGTAAGTTACGATTCACTGCTTGGCTTGCAATTTCTTGCAGAGCATTTTCTGTTACAACATCTCCGACAAGGTCTTTCTGTCCGGTATTGGCAATACCTTCAATATAGAGTACTCCATCTTCATCAATGCTTTTCACTGTTTCATTTATTATCTTAAATTTCTTTGTTGTCATTGTTGTTGCACCTCACCTACTGGAATCCACGAACACCGACAATTAGGATGTGGCACCTCAATTTCCAGTGCTTCCTCTATGGGAACACCATCAGGATACTCATCACTACCAAGAGCATACTGTGCACATTCATCACACTGATCCGAACCGTATAGTTCAACCCGGCTGAATCCATCATTACGATAACACTCAAGTGATGCAGTATTCAAAGCCCTGGCACTTTCAGTACGTGCAATCATCACTGCCCGTTCTTCCGGTGATAAGTGGTTGATGGGTTCCAGTTGTATTTTTTCGTATTCTTCTCGTAGTGTACTGCGTCTTGGGTTTCTTCCCTCAGCATAGTCTTGTACGAGCATGCGACGAATACCACTTATCTGGTCTTCGGTGACATTCACTATGAGTTCATAGTTGTAGTCACAGAGCTTGTTAAGTGCTTTTATCTCTGATGGAGTGTATTCCTCCAGATAGTTATCCATCTGAACTTGACGTGCATAGTCATATATTTGTTCAGTGATGTCAGCACCAGTCTCGGCACGTTCCTCAATAATATCCTGCCAACGTCTACGGATACCGGATTCTGTCATGAACTTGGATAACCTGCCTGCCTGCTGGGCAAAGTATTCCTCTGCTTCATCTGTTTGCATCCAGTCAATTGTTGCTTGTAATGTTTCATCAAATGCTCTTGCCATATTCTCGTACAGGGCTTGTTCATTAATGATGTAATCATCAAGTGTTAACTGGCCGACTGGCTTACTGTTGTCTTTGTTCATCTGTAGTAACCCGCCCATCCATTGGTTGGAAGTTTATCCAAGCCCATATCGTTACGGACTTCATCACGTGTTTTGATACCACTGCTTATGAGTAGCTGTGCAACTTGTGCATCATACATTTCATCAATAACATCAATCGTGCCATAATGGAATCTTTCACTGAATCCATAGTATTTGAGTGTTTTGTTGAATGCATTCTCTATGAGTTTGCTTTCACCCTCAAATGTTGTTTTCCAATCTTTTCTTTGACTATCACCACTACCAGACCCGAGGTTAGCAGTTTCCACTATACCTGCAAGTTGTGGTGGCACACCAAATGCTTGGATAATATTGTCACGTGCAAATTTCATCATTTCAAGGTAACTCATATCCTTGTTATTGGTACTGGCCTTTTCAACGGTTGCACCTTTAACTGCTATGAGTCCACCCTTGTCACCTGCACGTTGTCTTTTCTTCAACAGGTTTAACCTTTTGGTTTCTGCCTTGAAGTTACTGTTACTCATAGTTTCAGGGTAACTGATAATAGTATGAGGATCCAGTCCATCATGGGCAAGAATATTGTTATTGTATTCTAATGCATTTTCTAGTAGTGCAATGTATGGTGCACAACTATCAATCACACTCACACCCCATGGACTGTTTTCCCTTCTGATGTCTTTACGGCTCATGTGAATGAGCTGGTACGGTTCGTATAAGACTTCCGGTTTTTCCCTTAACTGGTAACAGTCATTCTCATTATTCCACATTATGGCATTGTTGTGAATGTACCGGAACCCGTTAAAGATGCCATAGGTTTTATCCGTACTGACTTCAAAGAAACAATCACCTAGTACCAGTAGGCTATCCCATATTTGACTGTTGATGTCTGCATATGTTGTTTGTGTTTGTGTGCCTTCTGGTGATTCAAAGATTCGTTCCAGGTATTGTTTGGTGGGAAGGTAATCATCCTCATGGGTGTCTGAGTCTATTGTGTATCCACATGCTAGTGCTGTGGTTTTATAGATTTGGGTGCATTTTTTGACGTCTTTGTTGTTTAGTGCGTTGTATCTGGTCTGTGTTGGGTTGTATGTGTGTCTTGTGTGTGCGGTTGTTATTAGGTCGTCGTTGTATTGTGTGTTTTGTGTTCGTAGTGTTGGTAGATGGTCTCTGATGTTTTGTAGTATTCCCACAGTTGCACCTCCTCTTTTTTTTGGGATTATTTTGAAAAAAAAAATATAATTTGTGTTTTTTTATGAATTTATTTTTTTTAGATGTACACTAAATCACTATACACCATATCCTCCGAATACAAATGATTCATCACAGGAGCCCTTAGTGCATCAGGGTAATGGTCATCTTTTTTCACTGGTTTGTCTACACCTTTACTGGCTGCTTTCATATCCCACTCGTAGCCTTGTACTTGTTTGATGGTTTCCTTGCAACTTTCATGTATACGTAGATTATTGTTGTAGAATAGTGTGCTTAGTTCCTGGATACATTCAAGTGTGTCCGGCTTGTAGGTGTCAAGTGTCATCAGGATACGAGGGTCTTTTTCCAGTGCACTGAGTAGACTGGCTGCATCGTGTGAACAGTAGAAAGTGTTATCCTCTGTGAGATGAAACTTTTCTTGTATCTCATATATGTCCTCTACTCGTTGTGCATCGGTTTGTGTTACACCCTCCCGTTTAGCATCAAAACCATATTCATAGATTACATCATACGTGTGATGGTCTTTGTATTCTTTGATGCCTATGAGTGTGTAGCATGTTGTGGTACTGGTACCGTAGTCACTTCCAATTTCAAGGTAATCATACTCACTTAGGTCACATTGACTGGTGTAAATATTTTCATTTGTGAACTGATCATAAATAGCACCTTGACCACTCACCCACTGGTTGAGTATATACCGCTTATAGAATACACTATCCCTTGGATACATTGCCTTCAAGTTTTCCACATACTCCCTGCTCAAGTGTGGATTCTCATCCAATAAGAAGTTAAAAACTTTACACCTGCCACTATCCAGTAGCTTCTGATTGTTCACATAATCCTTGTAAATGTAATGATTAGGATTGCTGGGGTTACATGTGCAGAATATCCTTGCACCCTCAAGACTATTCCTGGATAGTAACATACGAAAACCACTCTCTGGTATGACAGTAGCTTCATCCACCAGTGACCCGCCACATGTAAATCCTTGTATCTTTTCATCAGCCCCTTCCTTTTCAATACCAAATAATGATAAGACATTACTGCCAATGATTATCTCATTGTTACTGTGATTATAGGTGTAGTCAATTTCAAAATAGTTTAACATCTGGGTTAAGGGTTCGATTACATTTCTTTTGATGGTGTTGATGGTTTTACCAGCGATTGCAAAATGAGTGTGTGGGCTTTCACCTATGAATGCGAGGAACTTCATCAGAGCTGTTATGGTTTTTCCGCTCCTGATACTTCCTACTGCTATGTTGAGGAATGCATCACTTCCCCTGATATAGTTTCTTGCAGGTTTGCTTAGTTTTCCGAATTTGAACTCTGCCATTGTAGGTTATACTCCATTAATTATTTTACCAAAGTCTTCTAGTTTCTGGTCATTAACTTCTTTATTGTTTTCCTGTTCGTTTGGTACGAGATTGTGCCTGGTGTTGATGTAGTATATTTCGGTTGCTTTTCCGTAGCAGTGTATGTAGTCTGTGAGTGCTCGTAGTGCTGAGCTACTGTTAAATTTTTCACTTGGATTATGGAATCTTTTCATCACATCTTTTCGTAGTGTATGTAGGTCTTCTAGGAACTCTGCCATTTCTTGTATGCTTGTTTTGTTGAGTTTTTGGAATGTTTGTTCCATTTCTTCTTTTAGTTCTTGTTCTTGTAGTTGGTCGTATTTTTTGATTCTTTCTATCCAGTTGTCTTTAGCACTGTTGTGTCTTATTGTGTCAAATGTGACATAGTATCTGTGGTTTTCTTGTTGTAGGTATTCGTGTAATTCTTTGAGTGTTTTGAATCCTTTTTTTAGCATGATGATTAGTCGGCAGTATGATGCATCACTTTCCCCAGGTATTTGTGGTACTATTTTTGTTATGTCTTTTTCTATCATGCTTTTAGAATCCCACATTGTTTCTTGGTTGTGATTTTGTAATGTGTTTTTTTGTGTTGGTTTAGTTTAAAAAAAAATTAGTGTTGTTTTTTTTGTTCTTTATCTTGTTACGGTTAAGCAAAAATGTAGGATAAAAACAAGTAAGGGGGTGTTTTTTTGAACATTGTTTACTGGTTTGTTCAAAAACACAGGGGGCGACATTTACTTTTTAGTGTGTTTTTTGTGTTTTTGTTCAGTGTTTGTGTTTAATCATTGTGTATTGTGTTATTGATGTTCTGGTTTTTTGGTGTTTGTGGGGTTGGGTTTGGGTGTGATGTTGCAGTGTTGTGCTATGTGTCCTGTTATTTGTACTGCGTGTGCCCATGCTATTCTGTCTTTTTCGTGTTTTATTTTTGTGCTGTTCAGGTAGTTTGTGTGTTGTTTTTTTAGGAATTGGTGTGCTAGTATTAGTTCTTTGTTGTATTCCTGGTTGTTGTTTGTCATTGTTGTTTACCTTTTTTTGTGGTTTTCTTTTTCCGGGTGGTTGTGAGTAGTTTTTCTGCTACCATGTTTAGTGGGTAGGGTGCATCGTTTTTGTTTATGGTTGTTTGCATTTGGCCTTGTGTTAGTGTTAGTGTGTTGTCTTGTATCCTTGTTATGCTGTATGGTAGTATTGTTGTGTTGTTTTTATTTGTTATTGTTATTGTGTCGGTTTCTGTGTTGTTGGTTATTTTGTTTTCTTGGTATTGTATTGTTTTGGTTTTGGGTTTCATTCTTTTATTTCCTCCTAGTAATTGGGATGGGTTAGTTTTTTATCATTTTATGGTTATTTTGTATTCCCCTTGTTATTGTGCCCAGTACACGTACAAGCAATAGAATAATGAGCCTATCAGGAACACGAATATTATATCAGTCAATGTTACTATCATTTCATCACCAGTTCAAATAATGCTGTTAGAAAACTTGTTACTGCTACTGATCCTATTATGAATAATATTTGTTTGTAGATTTCTAAGCGTCGGTCTATGTTGTCTACTCTTTGTTTGTGTATGGTTGCTACTTCTTTTAGTTTGTCTATGCAGTGTACTTTTTCTTCCAGGTTCTTGGTTTGTTCTTTGAGTTCTATTATATTCCTGTTTTGAGTGTTGTTGTTTTCCTGCATTACTCGTAGTGTTTCAAGTACTTGGTTGTGACTTGCCTTGTATTCCTGTTCTATCCGTATCTGTCCTTCTCTTAGATTGTTTTCTAGTTGGTTTAATCTGTAGTCAAAGAACCGGTAATCTTCTTTGTGACTCGTCGTTGTTGTGTTGGTGGTTGTATTGTCATTGGATTGTATGTGTGTTTGGTCTCCAATTTCTTGTGACATTTACTCCTCCTCGAGTGTTTGCTGTTCTATTATTTCACTTTGTTTTTCTGTGAGTGTTTTTCCGGTTAGGAATCCTCCGAGTATGCCTATGATGGTGCTTATTATCATCATGTTGTAGTCTTTGAGTATGCATATTATTGCTATTGCTCCGAGTAGTATTATTATTAATTGTTGAGTGTTAGCATTCATTTATTTTATTCCCTCCAAAATTATAAGAAAAAAAAATGGTTTTAATATTATTAAGAAAATAGGAGTATGCAGTAATATTATATTCTAATTATGTCATTGGAGGTTAGGGGGATTGTTGATGTGGGGAATCGAACCCCAAGTGATTATATATTAAAATTATTTATCATTTTTTGAATTTATCCAATATTTTAGTGTAAACGTTTTAATTATATTTATAATTATTTTGATAATTTTAAACTTAATAATTTTGAAATTATTACCATTTAAAAATCCCTTTCATCAACAGATTAATTATATTTTGGGTTGTGGTGGGAATCGAACCCACATATGTTAAAAATTATAAATCATTCCTCATTGTTTTAACCTTTAATCCTTTCACAACCAACTTAATAAAAGTGAGGGATAAAGTGGGGGGTTATTGGTCATGCCTGGAATCGAACCAGGAAACGAATAATATATGGAAATGTGTAACTATTGGAATTGTTGGAAACATATCATTAAAATATTTGAACACTGTTACACTCTAATCCTATTTTTAGAGTTGAATTTAAATACTTATTAATTGTATTGCATATTCCTTCCATGACCACTTAAACATAACCAAGATAAAAAAAAGAAGAATAACCGATAATAACTCCTATAAGTGTAACAGTAAAACCCCTTTTATTTGAGAGGAATTTTTTACTCCATACTGATCCACACCCAACAAAGCACTAGGCTGGGAAACCCACACACCAGGTAAAAACATCAGATTATGGATTAAAGAAAAGATAATTAATTTGAACAATTATTATTTTTTGGAATAAATAAAACCAGAGTGACAAAGGAAAAAAACTTTATAATCATTTATTCAAAATAATCATTTCCCTTCAATTTTACACGCTATTTCTCATTAATCCCCATAATCCAGTTGCTTAATCCCCAAGGGAGCAGGTTATTTTTTCCCACATGATTGATAGATATATAATATAATAACATTAACTTCTTCAATAATTAACATTAACTTCTTTAACATTTGGTTTTTTTACACATAATGGAATCTAATCCCATAAAATAACTATGGATAACAAGGGAACCGTTTATTTTTTTGTCAATCACCGGTTTTTATTATTCCATAGGGGTATGGATACTTATTTTATACTGGCACTTGAAGTTTGACTCTCTCAACATCATTTTAGATTGCCAGTTATTTGATTAATAAATTATCATTATTCTATATTAAATGAGTATCCCCAGTTTTATCCTGTTATCTTTTGGAATATCAGATTACCATTGTGCTGGTATTGTACTGTATATTACCCGAATAAAAGCATCATCATTCTTCTTTTATTATTATGGTTATAAACTAATTTTTTTCTACAATTTCTTTAACTAAATGAAAATTTTAAACATTCCCTAATTTATTACCAAAGGGTATTTTCTTTTTGTTAAATAATTTTTTTAATATTTGACTTTCTGGTCCTGAGTGGATTTACACCACCAGTAATGAGCATTACTCCATTTAGAATGCAGGACCACATACTACAAAATGAAAAGGAATTTAGAAGATAAAAAAAGAAAACTGGAAAAAATTGAGACGGAAACGTTTTACACCTAAACTGGGAATTATTTATAAAAAAAAACTTGTCATAGAAAACTTATTAGTGTCACAATACTCCACACATTTTTACATATTTTGGTAATACTCGTTGCTTTAACAATCCAATGTGTTAAAGTCTTTTTCCCAAATAGAAATTATCTCTTTTATTTTTAGTTCAAAAATAATTAAAGTTTATCAAAAGTTTTTATTACTTGAAGAAAAATTATGTGTGGATCAAACATCCAATTAAACATGTGACTACCAGGATCCCCCTGTGTTGTATTACAGTAACTCATCCAATTCTTTTTTATTATTCCCAAATGATTTCAAACATAAATAATAGACACGGAAAAGGTTTCTTATTCCCCCAACAATATTATTCCCAGAATCTTTTTTTTTATCATACACCTTCATTTAACATTTATTTATCCTTAATTCAAGGCATTATAAAGGGATTATACTCTTTCAATAAATATATTTGAAAGAATTAATTGATGGTAATAAGGAAACCAGGAAACACCAACCCACATACGGGAGGTGACAACAAAACCAAGCCACACCCTGTGCAATATGTCTCATCGTGGATGGAATCATGCTGGAACTGATTCCCTTTACACTCAGGACACACTGCAACCTTTTTTTTATGGTCGGCCATAAATGATTACCCCATTACAATACATACGGTTAAGCAAAAACAATACGATAAAAACAATATATAGAAAAAAAATAGAAAAAAAGTATGGGGGGGTTATGATATTTCTATGGTTCTTCTCTGTTTTGGTTTGAAATGATGACACTCCTCTGATCGTATCATTTCTTCTGGTTGGAAACATGTTATTGTTTTGTATCCGAGCCAGTCCCTTGTTACTGTGGAATGGTCACAGTTTTCACATCCAATAGATATTCTTGGACTAATCTTAATTGAATCCATTTATTATTTCACCTCCACATCTTCCCATTCTTCTCCAAGATATTCTTTTTTTGATTTTAATTCATCAGTAATCCACCTTGTAGGACAATTCACTATTTTACCAGGAGTAAGTTTTGCATTTCTCAGATATTCACTGCATTTTTCTTGCAATTCCTTGTAATTATAATCTTCATCTACAGTCATTTGTTCAATCTTCCTCTTCGTTGTTAACGCCTGTTAAAATATTCTTTGAAATCTTCTTCAACTGTTGTATCTTTCCCACAATGTCTACAAGTCCATGTAGTTCTTCCCTCCGCCAACTCGTATGGAATCATGAACCTGCGATACCCACATTGTGAACATTCAGGTAGGTTTTTGAATAATCCTCCTATTTCTTCATCTAATTTCTTGTTTGTTGAGTTTTGTAGTACATTTTCTGTGAAGTAATCATCTAATTCTTCTGATAGTAATGCTACCGGAGAATTTTGTCTTTGTATATGTTCTTGTAGTATATGGTAGTTTGCGAGTAGTAGTTCGTTTGTTAGTTGCTGTTTTTTGTTTAGTTCTTCTAATTTTTTCAGTATCTTATCCTCAGTACTAATGTATCCATTTTCAGTCATTACTCTATCCCTCCATATTTTTTCTTTCATTTGATGTTGTACTATTGATGGGTTTTTGTATTTCATTATTTCTCTCCCACAGTACATTAATGTTACTATGCAAATTATGATGGTGAGTAGTAGTATGTTTTCATACATCATCTATTCTTCCATTCCTTTTTGAATGTTACACACCTGCAGTAATGCAATAACCAAAAATAACATACTCTCATACCACTTATTTTGCATGACATTAATAATAATACAAACAAGGGATACACATAATGCCACCCAATGCAAATCATCAGTCATTTCCTTGTTACCCTCTCTTTATATTTATAATAGAATGTTGGATTAATCATATCTTTCCATTCACCACAAATATCTACTTTTCCAAGTGTTTCATAATGCCCCCCCCCTTGTGAATAGAATGTTTCCTCCTTCATTTGTTTCTCCATTTCTTCAGCACTTTTCGGTGTTAATTCGTTTGTAATAAGTTTGATATCATATTGCAATGATTTACTGTATTCATATCTGATGAATCGTTCTTCTATTTGATTCATTATATCTGTTATATCAGTTACTGTTCCGATTTTTATGTTTCCATGTTCTTCTTTAGCTTTGTGCAGAACATCGATAAAGTCATCAATTGTTACATCCTTTCTCATTCTCAATCAATCCCCCATTCAAATTCCGAAGCACCATCACATTCATTGCATTTATCATTAATGTTTTTGGAATATTCATGTTTACAAGCATTGCAGAAAAGAGAAGTTATATATATTTTTTTTGTGACTGGATTTCTGAAAATTATGGAGTTCCTTTCAATATTGAACGACCCTCCCAATTCTTCAATCATATTGTGTAATTCCCATAGAGTTAATTCTACTTTGCTATTCCATATTTGTCTTTTATCTATTTTTGATAACCACATCATCCCATCTTCCCTCTTCTTCCATTTCCATCTCGCATTGTTTGATGTAACATATCAAATCAAAAAGAAAATCAGCTGGACAGTTAGGTTGTAATTGTAAAATACAATCTCTAATTCCCCCTTTCATTCTTGCCATATCGTTCGTATCGTAACAAGCGAATATCCGTTCAATATCTTCTTCATATAGTTCATATTTGTCTGCTATTGTTTTGAAAGTTAATTTAGTCAATTAAACCACCCCTAAGTTTTTGTTCATTCTACTTCACCACACAACCTCAAACGGTTACACATTTATACCCCACTTATCTTCTCATACAAATAGTCTGCTACTGTTACAATGATTGTTGCAGTAACCGAGCAAACAAAAGCACACCATAAAAAGTCCAATCCCTCTCTTTGAAATCCATTCTTAGACATAAATAATAGGATTCCTAGTATGAGAATTGTAGCTTGATTAACATTCATTATCTCCACTTCCATAATATATGCACCAACATGTTTTACAACTGTGCATATTATTCACTCCCCCTTATAATATCCTGATCTTTTAAATTTATGTGGTTTATACTGTGCAGTTTCATTATGCTCTTCTGATTCTTCAAGGTACATTTCAATACAGTCCCGTAAAGTGAACAATAAATCCACATCTTGACTACGTGCTTCAACTTTATTATTACTGTACTCCCATATTAACACACTGTACCCTGTTTCTACTTCGTCAAAGATTGCCACATGCTCATTCCATGAATTCCTGCAATGTATTCTTTTCTTAATATTTTCCCGTATACGGTTCATATCCACTTTATCACCCCTTTTGGTTTTCGTGTCATTGTCTGCCGTTCTTTACTCATCTGGTAATATCAGTATTACTACTACGACTATTACTACTGCTATGAATATGGACATCTTCATCCTTTTAATCCTCCAATCTGTTCTAAGTAATCTATTTCCATATTATCTCGTTCCGCCTATCTTTGTTTTCTTCTTCTATTCTCTGCTGTTCTCGGCTTATCTGGTAATCTATTATCAGTGTTACTGCTCCACATATTACTACTGCTATGAATATGCATAGCATGAAGTGTTGTGGTGTGAATGTGTTGTTAGCCCCGGCAGTATTTGTTACTGTGGTACACATATCTGATTGTTGAATGTACCATGCCGGTGAATAAGTCATCATCCTCATAACCTATTCCCTCCACTTGAAGTCTGAGGGCACTTGATCTTTGTAACATTTAGTCATATGTCAACTCTCCTTAGTCTTCTAAGTCTTCTATGGGTTCTCCTATTGCTAAACAAATCTTCAATGCTATCCTGCTCACATATTCCTCTCCGGGTTTGAAAATCAATCCCTCATACATCATAGCACAATCACAAAAAGGATACTGTTCTACATTCTTGCAGTCAGGGCAGGAAAACTCTAGTAATTCCCCTCTTATTATTCCTCGTACTTTGTTGTACATTTTTTGTGTTATTATGTTGTCATTCACCATTAATTTTTCACTCCATATTGTCATAATCCCAGCCAATCTGTTCTAAGTAGTCTCTTTCATCAATTGCATCTTCGAGTGTGTTCCATACCCCGAACGAGCAATATTCTCCGTTCACTTGTTTTTGTATACTGTATTTTCCATTCCCTATTTGATGTATGTATCTCTTGTTCCAGTCTTTGATTCTGTGTTTTCCTCTGCGTTCTTTGAGTGTTCCCTCTTGTATTAGTTTGTTTCGGAGTTGTATTGCCTCTTCATGTTTTCGGAATTTGCCGTATATTATGAGTTTCCCACCCTTTTGTCTTTGCACGTAGTACAGACTATGCAGTTTGTACACGTAACTTGGAAGGTTATCTTTTTTCGTAGTTTCACCCTCTATAATTTTTCTTTATTCCATGTTGTCATAATCCCATCCGATACTCTCCCAGTAATCACGTTCTTCACGGGCATCTTCCAAGGTATTGTAAGTACCAAAATGTTCATTTTTTCCATTATGCCTTTTAAGTATTGCATATGTATTGGCAGGGGTTTTTATTATGTACCGGTCCGGATAATATTTTATTTTGTGTACTCCCAGTCTTGGTTTGATTGTGCCTTGTTTTACCAGTTTGTTTCTATGTTGTATCGCCTCATCTGCGGTTCTGAATTTTCCATAGGTTTTGAGTTTCCCCGCTCTCCATTGTTGCACGTAATACTGGTTGCCATGTTTGTACACGTAGCTCGGTAAACAATGTGTCTTCATAATACTAACCTCCTAATTTTCTTATTTGTTCCTCCAATTGTTCAATCCGTACTTCTAATCTTGCAATGTCTTTCACGAGATTATAATCAGGAACAAGTGGCATCCCCATACCCATATTAGTGATGGGTTGCTTGTTCCCCCCTCCCTCATATACTAATTGAGGGTTGACTTTCCGCACTTCCTTTTGTACTACTGCTGTGAGCGTGTTACTGCCACAATGTGGACCTTCAAAGTTTTCAGGATGTATCATCACATTGTGCATATGTTCCATGTAGATTTTTTTCAGTTTTTCGGGTCTTGTCATCACATATGTTTCATGTATTGTACCGTTGGTTCTGCCTTCGAGTGTGTTTATTACTTCAAAGGAGCAACCGAGGTTACTGGCATGGAACTTTCTGAGCATATGTGCTCTGAATCTTCGGAATGGTCCAACAAATCCCCACCCATTATCATCATTCAATGATTGAAACCGTTTCATCAACCCATTGCCCCGTATTTCAAATAATGGGTCTTCGGGGTTGTATCTGTTGTGTGTATCCATGTATTCGAGGATATAGTATGTAGCCTCTGAACTGCAACAGGTATAGTATGGCACGTTGGTTTTTCTTCGTGTCATCCCTATTACTGGTACAAGGTCTTTTCTGCCCCTTAACTCTTTGACTGCTTCCTTTGGAGTGGTATGTTTTGTGTATTCTTGCAATCCCTTGATGAAGTCTTGTACGGTCATCCCAAGTGTTTCTGCTTTGGCCGTTCCACTACTACTCATAAAGTATAGTAATGCTTGCATTTCTATTGTGGATTGGTTGATTGCTGTTTCTATCATATCCTTGTCAGGTAAGTCATAATAGTCCACGTGATACTCTTTTTTGATTTTCATGGGTGGTCGCTGTGGTACCGTTACTTGAAAGTGTCTGTAGAATGTTTCTACCTTAGTGAAGTATGTGTGTAAGGTGTTGCTTGTCCTAACATTTGGTAGATCATGTAGGTGTCTTTTGTATGATCGTAGGTGTTCACTGATTCTTGATTCTTTGATAGGTACTCTGTTTTTTTCATCAGTTAATGCTTCCTGTATCATCTCTGTACAGTCCTGGAATCCGCAATGTGTTATGTATATCCCCAGGGATGAGTAGTATCCTTGCATTGTTGCGTCTTTGATGTTGCGTTCTTTTTGGAACTTTGTTAGGAGTGGGTCTGTGCATGGGTTGTATCCCTCTTTTTTTCGTTTTTTGTATCCCTCTTTTTTTCGTTTTCGTTTCCTTGAGGGTGGTTGTATTTGTAACCATTTGTATAAGGGGGTGAACTGTTTGGGTTTCTTTGGTTCTTGTTGTAATTGTGTTCTTAGTTCCTGTGTGGTGTTGATGTCATGTTCTTCAAGGTATCTTCGTAGTGATGACTTGTATGAGATTATTGAAGAGTCTTTATACCCTTGTTCTGTGAGGTACTCCTTGTACTCGTGCAGAATATCATTTATAGCCATACTCCCCCCTCTCCATTATTGTTCATCAATTTCAAGTAGTAACTCTTCATCCCAATCATACTTTTCAAGCAAATCCCTCTCACGCTTCGCCGCATCCAAAGTTGTGAATGCTCCGAAATACTTCAGTTTCCCTTGAATATTCTTGATAATAGCATACCTATTCCAAGGAGTTTTGTATACATACCTATTTTTATTTTCTGTCCCTCTTTTTTGTTGTTTTTGTTTTAGATTAATATCCCAATCGTGTTCCTCCAAAAAGTCCCTGAACTCTATTGCTTCTTCTAAGGTATCTTTCACTCCGTAATATACATTTTTTCTAATTACATAATACCTCCCTGATGGGCGTTTTTGTATCCATTTCCGCTCGGGGTCTCTTTTTTTGTATGTATTTTTCCAGCCTTCGCGGACACATTTGTCTCGCATCCTTCGGGCTTCCTCTATTGATGGAAATGTTCCGAAGTATTTATTTTTTCCACGAATAACCTTATATATTCTGAATTGGCCGTTGAATGGGTATATGTTCTTATCATCGTTCATACCTATCACAACCAGTTATCTAATCCAGTATTTTCCTTCTGTAGAGCATCACCCTCATATTCTTGTCTTAACAGAATATGACATAACTGTTTTATTGTATCATCCCCGAGTGAAAGAATATTGACAGCAGATACAACATCATCTACTGCACGTATCCAATCCATATCCGTAACAACAATCCGTCCACCAACAATCCTCCAACTCGTACCCATATACTCACGAGTCAAAGCATCAATCCAATTCACAACACCATCCACACCATGAGCATGAAAATTAAGCACTGCCATCTTACAAGCAGACTCATCCAAATCCTCACCAGTACACCTCACACCAGGATGTTTACTATGATAATCCAACAAGTTACGAGCACTACCACAAGCTGGATCATAAGCCTCACCCAGTTCACAAGTACACCCAGTTACCTGAGATAATAAGTCACTGATTGCACGTGGAGTATAAAATTGCCCCTTACTACTTGCTTTGCTACCAGCGAGTACAAATTTCTCATAGTATTCACCTATATAATCATACCAGGGATACTTTTCAAGTAATCGTGTCATGAGTCTGTTGAAGCCATTGTATGCATCCTCGAATAGTTGTATCTCAGATTCTTTGTACCCCTGGGGGATTGATGTCCCTGGATTATTAGTATTCTTTGAAATGTAATAATCCATGAAGTCCACGAACACTTTACTGTGTTCATGCATTTTACCTAATTGTTCCATTGGTTGTTGGAATTGCTTTTCTAATTTATCCATAGATACACTCACCCCTTATAATATTTCTTTGTATGTGTTGTTGAGGATTGTAATACTGTTTGCACATACACCAGGAGTAACATTACTCCGGTAACATAACCGGCACCGTTCCATTACCTGCCTAGTAGATAATGAATCAACAGTGTCTTTTAGTTCTCTGAGTACACTTGCGGTGAAGTATACTTCTTGTTCGGTTAGTGTTACTTTGTCTACTGTGATGGTGTTATTCCTGGTGTGCCATTGGTGTAATAGTTCCTCACGTGTTATCAAGTTAATCCTCCTTTTTTAATGTTAGTTGTAGTTTATATTCTTGGTATTCTTTGGAGCATCTTAGTTTATTCCGTTCTAGTTTCAGTAACAGTATTGCATCACTGATGTCATATGTATCAAGTAAGACTTTTTCATCTTTTGCCTTGATTGTTTTGAATGATTGGTACCCCTCTGATTCTTTAAGTTCCAGTTTCAATTTTTTCAGTTTTAATTCAATTCTTCGGATATTAATCTCAAACGGAATTAATATCGCATTACAGTGCAGTAATGACTCATTAATATCATCAAACACTGTATCTTCATATTCTAATGTTTGGCGTTCAATATCGTTTTTGAGATTCTGACAATCTTCCAGTAAATGTCTTACACTTTCTTCCATATGTGTAGCCTCCTAATCTCTTTTTTTACTAGTTTGAGTTCATCTTCAAAGTTACTATGACAATGTTCCCGTAGGTTGCTTGTTCCCAGGTTGTCAAAGTATTTCTGTTTTTCATCCTTACCATGCACTACTCTGTATCGGAGTTGGTGCAGTAGGTTTTGTTCTCGTCTGGCTTCTTTTTTGCATTGTATACTGCAATAGCATCTTCCATTTATGCTCAGGAATTGTGTGCCACACCATCTGCATTTTCTTTGTTTGCCCTGGTGTTTTTTCCGGTATTTCCGGTTGGCTTCTATCTTTGCCTTTGTGTATCCTTTGACTCTACACTTTTGTGAGCAGTACTTTTGAGGGTTGCCTTGTTTTGTGGGTGCTGGTGTGAATGTTTTTCCACACCATTTACACTTTCTTTCAATCATCATCAACCCCTATAATTCCAACATTCCATTGAATCCGGAGTTGATCTATAAGATGAACTTTCCCTCTATTCTGGCAGAGTTCAAAACCTTCAGTGTCACTGATTATTTCACCATGGTTACATGAGGGATGTACATCAGACTGATATAGTACTGCAAGACATCCTTCATATTTTCCACGGCTTACTCTACATATTCCCATGTTACCCCCCTCGTTTACATAGGAAGGTCCCCTAATATTGAGGTTTGGTTTAAAATTTTCAACACTTACGATGTGGTTTGTTTTGTCATAGACTGGTATTTGCATAATTCATCCCCCTAAACTAATTTCTACAAGTAATCCAATTATTATCTGTATCCCATAAAAGATGATACAGAGCAAGAACACTATGGTTATTCCTGCACACGTGTAAGCAGTGAGTTCATCTACTGCTTCTTGCATTTCTTTCAAACTTTTCATACTATCAGTGCTCCATGTATTTCATGCAGCTTCTGATAATTTCCTTTTCAGGTAGCTTCATGAACTCATGCACAGCCACCTTTTCCACTAGGTCAGAGTCTATGAGATTATGTTCCTCATGGAACTTTTCTAGTTTAGCTTTGTTACTATACTTCAAGTGTATGAATAATTTCCGGTCAACACCTTTCGGTATAACAGTATCCATATACCGACCCCAATCAATTACCAATCCCTTAACATTATCAATTATCATCATATTCCTCACTTCCATTTAACTCTGCCTTACGGCAATAACATTCCCAAATCTTATCATCTGACAGATTACCACCATCAGACACTACCTCTCGCAGGTGCATTGCACACTCTTTACACGCATACAAAGAACGAATACTCAAAGGAACTTCAGACAATAACCGTATCATGCTTACGATTACGAACCTTCGTTCCCTCCATCGTTCACCCGGTGTTAATCTTCTCATATTTAGCCATCATCCACTATCTCTATTACTTCAATGGTAATATCAGAGTTGATAGGATTGTCAAGAATCCTTTCAACGTATACTTTCCTCTGATATTCACCAGTACGATACATTACTTCGTTCCATTGTTTGTATCGTACTTTGAAGTATTTAAACCGGTTTTCTTTTTCTTTTCTGAAGTCTTTTGGTTTTACTTTTCTTCTTATCTCTCTTTTTCTGCAACTGTTCATTCTGTTTTCACCTTGTTTGCCTGGTTGGTGTTAAGTGATTCCTGGCATGCCTTGATTAGTAGTGGTTGGTCTTTGTATTGTCTTTGTAACTGGAACATTGCAGATTCGAGTGTAAATTCTTTTCCACCACGTGTTACTATGAGGTCATAGACATTGTCAAGGGCTTCTTTGATGTCTTCCTCTGTTGGTTGTTCCTCAGTGTTTACTTGTTTCTGCTGTTCCTTTTTTGGTGGTTGTGGCACTGTTTTCTTCTGTTTATACACAGCTCTTTTGTTGTCTATTTCATCAGGTATTGCAATCTCAAATACCTGAAGGTAAAGGTACCTCATTGCATATGTTTGACACCTGCCAACATCCTGCATGTACTTCCCAGGATCATTAGCATTCAATGGTGCAATTGGAATCACTGATTTATCAGTACTTCCATCTTCCTTATCCGTGATAGTGAGAGTTAGGAGGTTATTCTCCCAATCCCAATCAAACTTAGTTCTTAGTTTGTACTGCTTGCAGATTTTCCTAACTATCGGATTTATGTCAGATAGTTCAGCATAATTGTATTTCTGGTAAGTGTTCCTACCAGATTTCCGTATATCCGTAAAGCAGTTCTTAGCCAATTCAATCTTATCACTTACTCCCATTCTAATACACTCTCCTCCTCAATGATAGGTATGTCCTCCTTGTCATACACGAACTCCACAAACCTTCGGAGTCGTGTCTGATAATTCCTCTTTGTTTTACTTATCACATTCAATGTATCACCGAAATCCGTGATACTGTAATATGCCTCATCTAATGGAACATCATTAACTTCCAGGTACTCATCAAAATCTCTTACCAGTCCTGGAGGTATGTATCCATAGTCATGTTCCCTTTTGAACTCATCAATGTATTCGGTTATCATTTTATCCACTCATAACATCCTTCGTGTTCACTTACGAATCCTAATGTTACAAGTGAATGTAACACTTCAACAATATCACCATTACGATAAACACGTTGTTGCTTAAAACCACGATTTACCACTTCATGCACCACATCATCCAGGGACAATGGATTTATTGCATTACCCAGGGTGTTGATGATGTCATGTTGTATTTTAACTTTATAACTGCTCATGTTAATCCCACATTGTAGCCATGTTCAGATGTTACCCTGTAGATCATATTCTCAAGTATCATTTCCTCAATCACTTCATGTACTCTCTGTTCTTTGTATGTGAGGTTGATGTTTTCCAGGTGCTCACATACACGTTGTATCAAGAGAGGGTAAGCCATGGTTTTGCAACCTACGGCTTCTGTGTTTTTGAGGATGTTGTAGACGGTGGTTTTTATTTCCCTGTCTTCTGCTCTCCGTTTTTTTCCTTTTATGTATGCTTTTATCATCTGGTTCATGCCTCCTTGAGTTCCTTGACTTGTTGTAGGAACTTAGGTACCATTTCTTTTAATCTCATATAATCTTCATATTCACGAACTCCTAAGAGGAATCCGTGATACTGTGCTTTATTACCTTTTTTCATTTCAATTACCATATTACCACCATTGTTATTGTTATTAGGAAGGTTATTTCTACTGTCAGTATTGAGAGTAGGCTTGTTTTGTTTATCTGGTTCCAGTTTACATCGTTATGTATGAGTTCTTGTTTTTTGTTTAGTGTCATCATATGGGTAACACTCCTTTATTATTTATTATATATAGTTCCAACTTAGTGTAATATTTTTCACATTTTATGAACAAGGATAGTAAAAAATATAATCCATTGCAAAGGATACCCCAGATTCATTCAGAATTATTTTCCAAATATTCTTTGTAACCCTCATCGTTTTCAATCAGATCCAGTATCCAATCACCATACTTCATTTCCGGAGGTTTAGTTGGAGGCAACACCTCTTCTGATTTATTTTTATAAAGTATATAATCACGAACCATCTTGGCTTCTTTTTTGGAGTAGAAAAACCCAGAATACCGTTTTTTGCCCGCAGTTATCCTTAGTTCATACTTCATCTCATGCCTGCGCAGATTGGGGGGGAGTTCTAAAAAACCGTTGGGAATATTTGGAGACTGTTCCACCCAAGGTTTTATCACATGCTCCCATATGTAATCTTTCAATGATTGGCCGACCATCTGTTTCATATCTTCATCAATAATATCTAATTCCTCATAAGTCCCTCTAAGATATTTATAGATTGTGCGTTTAGCCATTTGTCTTCACCTTTACTGAATATACGTTCTATTGCTTTCCAACATTTAAATATTGCATTTTCAGAAGAATTTGTATGATAGTCCCTGATGTTTTTGAAATCCGTTTCAAAACCTACAGGATACATCATATTAGCATCCAATCTTGAAAATATGTAATCCAAACATTTAATCATGTTCTCAGAATCCAATTCAGGATTATCTTCCTTTATAGATAACAGGACAGATATTAAATTAACTGTGGCACCACTACTATTCCCATAATTAACATGGCACATGATATTATAACACCAGTCTAAGTCAGAAGTGAACTCTTTAAGTAAATTCTCAGCAGATTTGTAGGATATTTTTCTGAATTGAGTTAAAGTTCTATTTTTGTTACGTTTGTATTGTTTTAATTTGTATCCTTCATTGTATTTCATATATAACAGATTGGTAACTGCTTCTAAATCGCCTCTCCTTTTGGAGTGCCGGATATGTGAAAATATTTCATGTTTTCTGATTTTAAGGAGTACAGAATGAAATGCTCCCCTAATTGCATAGTACAATTCACCATTACTCATATCACTATTGGATGCATTTAAAGTAATGTAGAAATCTTGTACTTCTTCCCTGCTCACTCCACTTAGAACCACTACATCCAGTTGTCTGGATACTAGCTGGTTATACATTCGTTTATTGCGTTCGTATATATCATTTATGGTAAATCCATTTAACACATCAAGATGCTGTTGACAGGCTTGAGGGCTGGTGAACATGAAAGATAATTCCCCACTCATCATGTCCCGTTCTGCTGAAGTCCTTTGTTGCCCGTCTATTATTTCATGGCAGTTTTGTTTTTCATTCCAGTACACGTATATTGGAGGTATGGTCATTCCAATAGCTATGGAATCAATTAAATCTTGTTTTTGTTCTTCAGGCCAAAACTCTTCTCTTTGGAAATCCTTAGGCACTTTTAGTGTACCGTTTTGTATTTTTTCATATATTGTAGAGATAGTCCATTTGTCTGGGGTGTTGGTCATGTTTGGATCAGGTAGTACTAAATCGGATATTTGTTTTTTCATTTCTTCTTTTTCAAGTGATTTGTTGGCTATTTTGATTATGTTTTCTGCTGTGCCCGTTCCGATATTGATTTTTTTAGTTAGGTCTTGTGGTTTGTTTTTTACAAGGTCTTCGTATGTGTTTATTCCTATTTTTTGTAGTTTTTCTATTGTTTGAGTATAATTTTTTCCTAATTTTGTAATTTTTATCATTTTGAATCATTCCCTTAATTTTTGTAAAAGTAACTTTTGCTTTTTTGTAAAATTAACTTTTTGCAAGTAACTAGTTACCAAAGCATGAAGTAACTAGTAACCTAAATTTTCATTTCAAAATATCAACATAGTTCTCAATGTACCGTTTCAAACTAGTAGGAACTTGCCCTAACACTGACTCAATGCTGACATTATTCTCTTTACACACAGTAGCAATCTCATTAAGAGTAACCCTCTTAATATTCCACTGATTATTATCTTCCGCTTCCATAACACTTCTTAACCTCAGGGTTATCTGGTGTAATGCTTTGTCGAACTGTTTAGAGTCCGTAGGTTTGAAGTTTCGTTTTAATTCATTAATATTTTTCAATTCAATATCCACATCATTTATCATATTTTCAATGTCTTTCTTATCATCTTGGAGTTCCTTTTTACGTTCCAGTAACATCTGTTCTTTATGCAGTACAATTATGTTGTTTGTTACCAGAAGTAATGCAAATGCCTCTATTGATTCAGAAGGTTTGAATCCGTAGTATTTTACAATATCGAGGCTTGCATTGGATACTGTTGGATGAATTTTCGTATCATCTTTCATGTTTTAAATCCTAAAATATTATACTAATCTTTATATACTATAAAAGACAATCATATATCATAGACTGTTTTTTTATTAAATATATAATGACTGTTTTTTTATTGCTTGACGGTATACCTTCGTTTACCAGTATAAAAGGTTACTGGTAACTTTTGTATCTGGTAACTAGTTACCTTCAAAAAGTAACTTCAGTACAATTGACAAAGTAACTTTTCTTCACTTGTTCCTCCAATTCTTGCCCTTGATGTTTCAAGATCATATCAATATTGAACTTATCATTATCATGCCTGGTTTCAAACTGTTGAACACGAACAAATTCCTTAGCAAGAAGATGGGTATACTCTGTAACCATACTTGCCAATGTATCTAATGCCTCAGAGGATATGGACATATTATCTGGGATTAATGTTTGGATATAATCTTTTATTTCAGATTCTCTATTCCAGTTTTTGTAATCTTCCTGAAATTGTTTATCTGTTTGTATCATTATTATCACCTTTTAATAAAAAATTAGATTTGTGGGTAAAAGGCAACGGTGCGGTGGTTAATATCCCTGACCTTAGGGGGGTCTTGATAACTAATACATTTAATACATAAAAAGAATAAAAATAGTAACTGAATACTAATTATATTCTCATGTTAGTATTTGAGGGTATTAACCACTTTTGGGATTTTATCTTACAGGTTACTTTGGCGAGTTCATGTATGATAAAATCTTGTTGATACCTTTACCGAAATCATTCTGTTTCTACTAATTTGATTTTTATATATTTTTCTTCGTTTTCTATTTCTGCCATCCATCTTAACTGTGATTCATAGGTTATTCCCATGTAATCTCGTATTGCTGGAGGGATTGGTGTTAATAATGACTTCGGTCTTTTTTTTGACGCTTTCCTTACGTTGGAAATGGTTTCAAATAAGAATGTCATTATTTCACCCCAAATTGTATAGTAGTTTATATGTAAACTACAATATAATATTTTACCCTCATACTATATAAAGGTACCCCCCGAAATTACAAACCTAAAATCTCTTTTTTCTTAGCCTCAAACTCATCCTCACTAATCACACCCTTCTCTTTCAACTCATGCCACTTCAACAAATCATCAGCATCAGAACCAACACCACTCTGAACACCAACACTCGTATCAGACTGTTTAAACGTGTTAAACTTATACGATAATAAATCATAAAACTTCTGAGCCAGAACATTATCAGGTTGTTGCAAGGTAACCCCAGGGCTTCCAGGCATAGTCAGTATAATAAAGTTATACACCACACCAGTATCCAGATCCACACTTGTTACATCACTGAATTGTACTGTTTTATGTCCTTTATCCAGTTTTGTGAACATTCCGCTTTTACTGATTGTTATTTTGTCATCGTATACTTGGACTACTGCTTTTTGTGTGTTTTCTTTTTTTCCTGAGAACATTGTGGTTCGTTCTTCATGGATAAAGCAGTTGAATGTTGTTAGTGTGGGGTCTTGTTCGAGTTCGTGTATTGGTGGTTGGTTGTTTTCTGCTATTTGTGTTAAGTATTGGTATGCTTGTTGTGCGTCTTGTTTGTCTTTTTTGGAGATGTTTATGATTAGTGGTTGGTCGTAGTATGGTGTTATTATTAGGTTTCCTCCTTTGAGTGTTCCTGGTTCTTGTAGTGTGACTTCTCTTATTTGTGTTAGTGGTATTGTTCTTTTTTTGGTTAGTGATTTGTGTGTTATTTCGTTGTTGTTTATTTCTGTTTTTCCTACTTTCATTGTGATTATTCCCCCATGTATTGTGTTATTTTGTTGTGTAAAACGTGGAGGGGTAAATGTTAATATAGGTTTGTGAACAAAAATAGTAATTATGTGCATGAGATAAACATTTCTTTTTCTTTTTTTTATATACGTTGTGTTCGTGTTGTGTTATAAAAAAAAGGGGGAATACGATTATCTCTCATGCACATACTAACATCTTATTTTACTATTTTTTCCAGGCATTCCACTTATTAAAATATTACCCCTTTTTGGTAGTATTTACAATTACTTGTTTTATCATATGTAGTATTTAAAGGATTTTTTGACTCAGTGAGTGTGGGGGGTACCCTCTTTTTAATGTATAACGAAGTAAAAAATAATGAATAAAAAAAAATATTAGAACAAGAAAATAAAATAATGCAAAGAGCTGAACGTCCAAACATAAAGGACAAACAATAATTATATCATCCAACCATATATAAACAAATCGTAACCAATAAATTACAATTCAGACATGCCCGTATACTCCTGCAACAACCGTTCCATGTTACGTATTTTTTCATCAATCTTTTTTTCCTTTGCACGATAATGCTCTAATTCTTCTATTTCTTTTGCATTTATTTCTCTATGAATTATTTCTTCATTAATCATTAAATTGTTCATAAAGTGCATGTATTTTTGTTTGAGTCGTTGAGGGTCTGCTTTGAAGTAAGCCTCATGAGTCCGACTAATCTTACGGCCACTTAGAAAATCAATAGTCATACTATCCATATCAGTTTTGATAAGCTCTGTAGCAAAGAACTTCCTGAGAGCATGTGGATGAAAGAATATATGTGTACCCTTTTTTCCCCAACCTAATTTGTCGTTGAGTCTTGCAAATGATGTGTTCACCACTCGTGATTTGAAGTGGAATAGTTTGTCTTCAGGATTTGTTTTTATTTTCCTATTTGGTCGTATGCCTACTATATATTGTTCTCTATTTATTCTATGTTTCAGGTAGATGAGTATTTTCCGTGTAGCTTCGGGTGTACAAAATGTTATGTAGGGGTAATGTGTCTTTTTTCTGTATAACTGGAACATAGGAACTACATTATCTTGTTGTTCCAGAGTATTAACCACATTTTCAATACTAGATTCATGATGATATCCCCTGGTGGCTGTAATGAAATCTTGTATTGTTATGCTTAATGCTTCATTACGGCTTGTACCACTGGATGACATGAATAATATGAGTGCTTGTAAACCCAGGTTATTTGTTGTTTCAAGTGCTGTACGGATATGTTCCTTATTTGGTATATCCTCTATCAGTTCATGTGTAGTGTTTTTCACATTCGGAATACGTGGAGTTTCAATTTCATAGAACCTATACGTAGCCGTTACCTTACCGACATGCGTGTTTACTGTTAAGGGTTGTCTTCCTTGTTCCAGGAGGTGTTGTCGGAAGCTTAGTAAACGTTGTTTGATTTTTCTACGTTTAGGACGTATACCCTGTTCTTCCTCTTCATCAGCTTCATCAAGCAAATCTTTCATAGATTTGTGATGGTATGTGCTGTAAAGGTTTAATGCAACTGTATAACCACTCGTTGTATTTTTTGCAAGATCCTTAGTCATACTTATTTCATCAACTAAGGGTTTGTTCATTTCTTTATAATTTGTGTTGTGTTGTGTCATATTATACTGTTATAAAAAAAGTACTATAAAAAGGGTACAGATAAGAGGATATTTTTCCAGAATATATGTGTAAATCTGTGTACTTTAGCACGAAAATGACATACAAAATTAGTAGGTGAGTAATACACTTTTTGTGAAAAAAATATTGTAAAATATACCAAAAGAAACAGCATGATGACTAACAGAATGAAATACACAGTAAAATACAATAAAATTAGGAATACGTGTTGATAGTTTCAAAAGTGTTTTGGAAAAAATGTTTTCTTCAAAAATACACACCACAAAGAAAACACCAACAAAAACCAAAACACCATACACACAAATATTGTTTGTTTGTATACAACTATTTTTGTATACGACAATATATAATATTTTCTTATTAAGTAGATTCAAATGTTACAAAAAATAATCCTTAAAAAAATAGTCGAAAAATAGGTTTGGATAATCATACAAGTGATAGAAAAGACAATTTAAAGTCCTGAACAGCACATTATCCCCCCTAATCCTTTAAGCATAGAATAAAAATTTTATTAAATCATAGTGTGAAGTTTTTTTACTTTTATATTTTTTATGGCATTGAAAAAGTTACCAATTACAAAAAAATAAAGGAATAGAAGACAATTCCACCATTACAAGAACTTTAAATTGTTTTATCACAGTTCACTTGCTTAGAATTAAATATTGACATCTCCAATTTAATAATCCTCCATCATGACCAAATAGTCATAACATCATAGGACAACAAATAGGAAGATGCCAAGAGGATAAAAACAATCACGTTTTCCCATCATCACTAACAGCCCAAGCAGGATTAATATTAGTGACAGTATATGATCTATTACAAATCAACATACCATAATCATAACCATGACAAGCAGCAGCACTAGGATCTACATTTATCCATTTGCCATCTTCCTGTACACGGCACCATACATGACCGTAGGCTTTACCGGACTTACAGGTGACTACTCCACGAACTATTTGGATAGGGTCAGTCCAACCGTTGGCTATGGCTTGTTCTTTGTATGCTGCAAGGTATATCTGTGCAAAATCAGTACAATTCAAGGTTTGCCCGTTTTGTATCCTGTTTAGTGCTTGTTGTTGTGTGTATATGTCATTGTAGTATAGTGCATATTTGAATTTTTTGAAGTTGTTGTATAGGCTACGGTGGCCTTTGATTGTTATTCCACCTTTGCGTTGTATTATGTCACTGATTGGTGTTTTACTGGTTGTACTTTTCGGTGTGTTATTGGTGCCTTGTTTTGTTTGTAGTTTTTTACAGGTTTTAGGTCCGAATACTCCATCGGGGTCATTGCCTTGTTTTTGTTGTAGTTTTTTCACTGCATTGGTGGTCATGTCTCCATAGTCACCATCTATTTTGCCAGTGTAGTGTCCTTTTTCTTTTAGTATTGTTTGTAATTCTTTGACTTCTGCTCCGGTGGAGCCTTTTTTTAGGTTGATTTTTTCACAATTTAATGTCATCATCATTCACCAACATTTATCATTTATTTACACTTATTCAAATTGTGCCATATGAGCACTTCTTATACTATTCAACGTATCATCACTAATACTAGTGTTACTATTGTATTCAATATCACGTATCCATATACCATTTCCACTAAATCCTAGGAAGAAGTAATCATTGAAATACTGATTGCTACTAAGACTGTTTGGAATGGTGTAATCACGAACACTTACATCATCCACATAGGTATGTAACAGGTTATCTTCAAGTTGGAACTCTATTGTATGCCATGTGCTGTAACTCATACGAGTACCACCATGCCTGTTCTGACTGTTAACTGGTCCATCGGTCCAGTTGTTACTGCTTCCAAGTCCAGCCCACCAACTTTTAACATTGGTCATGTGGTCTTGACCGTATTTTTCCATAGTACCCATTATTATACCTGTGGCATTTGTTGTGTTGTATACCTTGAACTTGATACTACTATTTGTACCACGCTTGAGAGGATATTCCCAGTATACTCTTTGGTAACCTGTGGTTGGTGGTCGTACACATGGTATGCCAGTCTGACTGTTGATATATGCACTGGTTCCAGTGTCTGTAACAAGCCACTTGCCTAGGGTGGTACAGTCATCTGTTATGGTTGTTATTTCTTCAAGTCTTGCATTCCAGATATATAAACCCCTTGTCACGTCACGAGTGTTGTTCCGCCCCACCATGTACAGCATGGTTGAATTTGACATTTGCATAGGGAGTTGTTGGGTTATTTCTGTGTTTTCACCATCCAAGTAATAAGATATTACCCCGTCTTGGATTATACATTCCAATATGTGAGGGTTGGATGTATCATCCCCTCCCAGAATGTTATATGGGTTTACCCAGTTACCCCGGGAGCGTGCAGTTCCATCTTGATAGAAATGGAATTGTTGTAACCCAATCTGAGGGTAATTGGTTGCATAACTGAATTTGATTGTTACTTTATAACTGTGTTCGGTGATGTTTAGGAATGCTAAGTCGATTACAGGAGTGGCACAGTAATCAGAGTACCCAACGTTCAACGCACCAATAGTGTTATCAAAAAAAGGTGCCACAGCACCAGAGGTATTGGGATATTTTATTTGTTCCCAGGCATTTACTGACATGTCTACAGTACCGGAGGGTTGTACCGTTAGTGTTCGAGTGTATTCCGGTTTGATGTAATACTCATATTCGGGTACACTTTCTATTTTGATTGTGCCCTCTTGGAGTGGTAATGCATTGATTGGAGCACGTACCGTTCCATTATCATCTGAGTAGTATGTTCCGAGTAGTTTTTCCCCGGTTTCACCCTGGTAGTATACTTTGACTGGTGCTTTGAGTAATGCTCCAGTATCCTCCTCTTCACCCGGAACTTCCATTGCATACCGTGTGGATACTTCCACATAGGAATTATTAATATAACTTGTATTCGTTGAGTCTACTCGAGGGTATGCGAGTGTGGGTTCGGAGAGTAGAATTGGCCTTGTTATGGGTACATAACCATCCATGATTTCGAGCATGTTACTATAGTCCAGGTTGATGTATCTTTCATTTCCACGTATAAGTTGTATTACTGGTGTACCAGTATATTCTTCTATATCGTCTCGGATACTGGTGGTACGGTCTAGCATGGAAGATGTTGTTATGTCATCCCATTCGTATAGTAATTCTGCCATGAGTGGAAGTAAAGGTTTGGTTCCGTATTCTGTTACGAATCGTTGTAATCTCTTTGCATAATAATAATCATCTTCGGTGATGTGTCCTGTGTGCCGGTCAGAGTACATTTGCTTTGTGAAATACTTGGGATACATTTGTTCATACATGCTGGTGTCATACTCATCATCGTCTTTGTATATTCTTCGTGGTATTCCCAGTATACTGCCAACAAGGTCTAGGAACTCGTCATGATCATAAATATCATTCTTTACGGTGTCATTTTCCAGGTATCCTTTCTTGTATATTCTGTCATCATAGGTTTCTACTGTGACTATGAATTGTGGCATTACTGCGGGTATTGTGTCGGTTGCTGTGGTGGTGAGTGTTACTTCTGTGACTAGGTCTTGCTCCTGGTATTGTTCAGTAATATCCTC